AATAGAAGCAAATTATAAAAGTATAGTAGATAGGGGTTTTATTACTCCTACTACTACTCTTTTTGAGTTCCTAGATAAACTAGATGAAGAAGTAAGAGAGCTAAATCAAGAAGCTTTAACACCAAAACAATACAGTAATTTACCAGAAGAATTAGCGGATGTTATAATGGTCTGTTTAAACATGGCAAAACATTTTAACATTGATATAGAAGAAGAAATAAAAAACAAAATAGAAATAAACAGAAAAAGAATATGATTGAAAGACAATTAGATTTACCTAAAAAAGATAAAAACGGTAAAAGTAGATTAAGCTATTCACAGATAAAATGTTTTAAGGATAATAAACAAGAATACATAAATAGGTACATACTTAATGATCCATTTGTTAGTAATGAATATATTGATTTTGGCAGTAAAGTTGGTCAGGCTTTAGAAACAAATAACTTTAATAACTTTCATGAGTTAGAAGAGAATGTTTTAAGAAAGGTTGAAAGACTTGATGAGTTTGAAAAGTTTGTAAAATTAGATTTTGGAGGTTTTATTATGTTTGGTTACATAGACTCTATTACAAAAGACTTAAATAAAATTATAGATTATAAAACAGGAGGTAAAAAAAAAGAATTTATTTATTCTAAAGAAGAATATACTCAGTTATGTTTTTACGCTTTAGCATTAAAACAAGAATACAATAAAACACCTGATAAAGCAGAAGTTCATTTTATTAGAAGAGCTGGTAATTTGTATAGAGGTCAACAATTAGTTGTAGCTCAAGAAGAGCCAATAGTTATTAATGTTGATATTTCAGAAGAAAGGTTAAAAAAAGTTTATTGGGATACAATAGAAGTAGCGAAAGAAATAGAAGCTTTTTATTTAGAGTATAATAAAGACAATGAGTAAAATAATTCATCTAAGCTTATTCCCTAACAGTAACTGTGTAATATGTAAGAAGAAAGTTAAAGAAAGATGGTTACATTGTGAAAAGTGTTTAGATAAATATTTAAAAAGTAAAGATAAAAAGACTGATAATGAGTAAAGAGATACAAGATAAAATATATACTTATAAAACAAAGCATAAAGAAGGCTTCTTACAAACTGAGATAGATACGCTTTTAATAGACTATCCAGATATTAATATGGATATGTTTAATGATGCTTTAATGGGTAATACTTGCATGGTTAAAGATGGTAAAATAGTGCAGTACCATTGTGATATTTATAAAGCTATAATTTGTGGTATTGAAAACAGAGGACTTACAGGAAATGAATGGGATTAAAATATATGTTTATACGTATAAAATATTATTAATAAGGTAAATTATATGCAATTGCAAATAAGGCTTCATATTAACGCATAAATTTAATAGAATGAGAAAAATAGAGTACAAAGAAGCAATTAGTTTTTTGTTACCAAGACATTACAGTGGAAGAAAACCAAGTATAACTTATGCTTTTGGTTATTATGAGGATGAAGTTTTAAAAGCAGTTTGCACATTTGGAAAACCTGCAAGTAACAGTTTATGCGTTGGTGTTTGTGGTAAAGAATACAGTTCAAATGTTTATGAACTTAATAGACTTTGCGTAGATGGTGATATTAAAATACAATTATCTTCTTTTGTTGGTTGGTGTTTAAAGCAACTTAAAAAGGATAATCTAATAATCGTAAGTTATGCGGATAAACAGATGAGCCATAATGGTTATATTTACCAAGCAACAAACTTCATTTACACAGGTGCAACTAAAGCAAGGACTGACAAATATGTTGAGGGTGGTAAACATTCAAGGCATTACGACAATACTAAACAAAACGGATTAAGAAAATTTAGAAGTAGCAAACATAGATACATATTTTTTGCTTGTGATAAGAACCATAAAAAGAAGTTTTTAAAATCATTGAAATATAACATAAAGGAATACCCAAAAGAAGAAAATAAAAAATATAATTTAGGAGAATACATTGAGCCTATTATTTTAAAATATGGTAAGCCTTATAAACCTAAAGAAGATAAAAAGCAGTTAGGTTTGTTTTAATTGTGCTTAACTACCCTATAAAAAAGCTTGAGCGACTGCCGACTTTAGGAGGTTGTTTTTATAGTTTGTTAATTTTAGTATATTAGTATTAATAGTAAATTAATATTATAATGATTATAATAAGCCTATTGAAAGAAGGTAACTGGTTTAAGCATAAAGATTGTACGTACGAAATTTTGAAATTTGATTATGCTTATACATGTGCTAGAAAGATTACTAATGATGATAAGAAGTATTACTTTTTAAACACCTTAGAAGTAAAAAGAATGGCTAAAGATCATTATCAAAAACATAATCCTGATTATGGTATTACGGATAGCAATAAAAAGTGTCATTGTGGGTGCACATGTTGCGATAATCCGAACCATGAGATAAGCGATTTAAGAAAGCAAAATAATGATTAAAAAAAGTTATATTAACATTTAGTAACTATGGCAGGACATTTTAAAGATAAAGAAGCTGCTAGTAATGCTGGTAAAAAAAGCTCAAGAAAAGGAAGTCCTAATAAGTCTACTAAAGAGTTAAGAGATTCCTTCCAATTCTTTGTAGAAAACAATGTGCCTAAGTTTCAAGAATGGATAGAAGAAGTGGCAAAAAGCAATCCAGCTAAAGCAATAGAATTAGTAACTAGTTTAGGAGAATACATAATGCCTAAATTGAGTAGGACAGAGATAGAAGCTGATATAAAAGGAGAGGTTACAACAGAAATAGATTATAGTAAATTAGATGAATCAACACTTGAGGATATACTCAAACAGTTCAAATCAGATAAAGATTGAATCTCACTTATATCGTAAGTCATTCTATAAATTTACTTTAGAAGCTTTTAAGACTGTACATAATGGTCAAGAGTTAACTCCTAATTGGCACATTAAGTATTTATGTGAAAGATTACAAAAGGAAGCTATAAGAGTAGTTAATGGAGAAATAAGGGATAAGCACTTATTAATAAATGTACCTCCTAGAACTTTAAAAAGTGAATTAGTAAATGTTTTCTTCTCTGTTTACTGTTGGATATTAAAAGACTCAATACAGTTTATTAGTTCATCCTATTCAGCAAGTTTATCTATCACTTTAAGCACCCAAGCAAGAAGATTAATAGAGTCTGACTGGTTTATAAACCATTTCCCTGATGTTAAGCTATCTAAAGATGAGAATACTAAATCAAGATACACCACTACTAATAGCGGTTTAAGATATTCTACAAGTACAGGAGGTACAGTAACCGGAATGGGTGCTGATATAATTGTAATAGATGATCCGCAAAACCCTCAATTGGCACGTTCAGAAGTAGAAAGAGAGAACGCTAATAGATTTTTTAATGAAACTCTTAGAAGTAGGTTAAACAATCCTGATAAAGGGGTTTTTATTGTTATCATGCAAAGATTACATGAGAATGATTTAACAGGAATGTTATTAGATAAAGAGCCTGATAATTGGGAGTACATTTGTCTACCAGCTGAGGTATCAGATAATGTAAAACCAAGAGAGCTAAAAGATAATTATGTGGATGGTCTGTTATTCCCTCAAAGATTATCTAAAGATACTTTAAAGAGCTTTAAAATAGGTTTAGGTAGTTATGGGTATAGTGGTCAATATTCACAGATACCATCTCCAAGTGATGGCGGTATATTTAAAGGTGATTGGTTTAACATTGTTAAGAGTATTCCCGAAAATATAAATAGTGATTTTATAAAATGGAATTTCTATTTAGATACTGCCTATACATCCAAACAGGACAATGATGCTACAGCTATGCTTTGTGGTGCATTTATTAACAATGAACTTTTTATAAGAGATGTTAAAGCTGTTAGATTAGAATTCCCAGAGCTTATAAAAGAAATACAAAAGTTTGCAGCGGTTAACGGTTATACTAATAAGAGTAGGATATACGTAGAGCCTAAAGCAAGTGGTAAAAGTATTGTACAGATGCTTAAAAGGTCTACAGGGTTAAACATAATGGAGGATAAACCACCTACTCAAGATAAGGTTAGTAGGGCTTCTAGTGTATCAGCATTTATTGAAAGTGGTAGAGTAAATTTATTAGATGGTAGGTACATAGATAGCTTTTTAAATGAGCTTAAAAGCTTTCCTAATGGTAATCATGATGATATGGTAGATACTTTAATTATGGCTATTGATAGAAATACTAATAGGCGTAAAAAAGTAAGAGCTATAGCATGATTTTTTTTAATTTTTTTTATAAAAAGTTTTTATTTGTATTAAAAAGTTATTATATTTGAGTAACAATAACAACAAACAACGCAAAACACAACAACATGGAAAATTTAAAAAACATTAAAACATTAATTGAAGATTTTAAAATTGCTATTGATTTAGAAATGAATAAACGTAGTAAAATTATACACTTTATTGACAATGACTTTGATAATAAAGCAGGCAAAATGATAGAGGAAAATGATGAACTTCAAGACCTAAGAGATAAGCTTTAATAATAAAAACAGTATGGCTTTTTTTAAAAGCTCAATTGAAACCGAATTAAAAACACAACAAAATGACAATTCAAAACTATTTCGCTTTTAAAGATGAAGCCTATGAGCGCAAACTTTAAAAAAGGAATGGCAATTAATCTTGATGATATTTAATATGAATTTAGGTAAGTTTGATTGTAGTACAGGATTAATAAATATACTTTACCATGATAAAGTTAAAGATATATCTGTAAGAACTAGTACTATAAAAGATATGCTTCTGGTGGATAAACTTCAAAAAGAAAATAGTAATGCTGTTGGTTTTATTCAAAAAACAGTATGGGAGGATTATGTATGGGGAGGTAAAAGAAATTTTATAGTTTTAATTTGTGAGGCTAATAATGATGCTGTAGGATATGTATTAATAACTCCAGCAAGAGGTAGTTATAAATACGCTAAAATACAACAGATAGCTATTAGAAATGACGCAAGGAGGTTATATTATGGTAAAGCTTTAATTGATTGTTGTCAGCAATTTTGTGAAAGATTTGGTAGAATAGGATTTACTCTTAGATGTAGAGTTGATTTAGAAAGTAATAAATTTTGGAAGTCTTTAGGTTTTGAGAATTATGGCACATGGGAAAAGGGTAAAATTAATCATGTAGGTTTTAAAGCTAGTAATGATATTAACTTATGGAAAATAGACTTAAATAGAAGAATATTAAAATTATTTTAATACTAATTATTATAGTAAAACATTATTACTTACTATTACTACAATATTAAAAAATGTTTAGAAGTGCATTAATTTGCACTTTTTTTATTTGTTTAATAATTTATTATATTTAGGCAAACATGTATAAATGAGTAAATTAAAGAGGTTTAAAGATGAAATCCTATATCTTAGGAAAGAGTTTAAAACTTATCCAGAAATATCTACCTACTTAAAAGATAAATATAACTTTAATATTGATAGACGTACCATCTGTGAATACGTTAATAAATTAGGTATCTCAGATACTTTTGAAACTGAACTAAGTAATAATAAATTTTCACTTCCTGATAATTGGTCGCATGGATGGCTAAAAGGAAAGCATGCATCTATATTTATACGTAATAAGGAAGGTATTATATCATTCGATGAAATGAGATCTAAATTCATTACAGAAATGAGTGAGTATTCTCCTACTTATAAGAAGTATAAAAGGACAGAAATAAAGGATAAACATTTATTAGTTATTGATATAGCAGATTTACACATAGGTAAGTTAGCAGATTA